ATGCCACTTAACGACACGAAACTTAGACGTATTGACGGAAAGCCCTATGATGGACCTGTTGAAATTCCTGATGGTGGTGGATTGTCTGTCAGGATCAGTCCCAAAGGACTTATAACATTCCAGTATCGCTATCGCTTCAATGGAAAGCCTGTACGTCTAAAATTAGGCGTCTACGGAAGCATGTCCATTAAAGAAGCAAGAGATGCGGTGGAGGTTTGCAAAAAGTGGTTGAGTGAAGGCAAGAATCCAGCCGTCTATAGAAAGCTGGACAAGAAAAAGAAAACTGAATCTCCCGATATCGCCACTTTGGTTAATGAATGGCTAGATACACCATCCGCTAAGGATCTGGTCAAATACGAATACTGGAAGAGGATGCTTAAACTTCATGTCACCGATCTGTATGGACAATTGATTGTCGACGACATGGACCCCACGCACTGGGAAAAGATTTTTCTCGCGATTACGAAATCCGGCTCTCCTGTACAGGCAGGAAACGTACTGGTGAAAATGAAACAAGTGATAAAGTATGCACTTCGTAGAAAACGGATTACGTCTAATTCGCTAATGCTTCTAGAACTGACTGATGTTGGTAAATTACCAGAAGACGGGGAGCGGTTTCTCAACGATGTTGAAATAGGGAAATTCTGGCTAGCTATCGATAAAACCAGAATGTCATGGCAGAACAAAATGGTAATGCGATTGCTTCTGTTAACTGGATGTCGTGGGGTTGAGTTAAGGCTTGCGAGGAAGGTGGATTTCGATCTTGATGGTAGGATATGGGTTATCCCGAAAGAAAACTCAAAGACCAGAAAGCGGTTTGTGCGTGGCTTGTCTGAGCTATCTGTTGAGTGTCTTAAGCAGGTATTCGAGGTTTATCCAGGCAATTCTATAGTTTTTCCTCCAGCGACACTACAGGAGGACAGGCCGATGGCTGCGGGAACAATTATTTCACTGGCAGAACAGGTAGAAACAATGATGGATTGTCCACACTGGTCTGCACATGATCTTCGGCGTACCTGTAAAACTAAAATGGCTGAATTGGGCGTTGCGCCACATGTTTCTGAAAAAATACTTGGGCATAAACTTACCGGGATGCTGGCAGTCTATGACCAGTATGATTACATCCCGGAGCAGCAGGAGGCAGCAGATAAATGGGCTCAGAAGGTACTTGATTGCGCATCAGCAATCAGCCCCTTATCTTTGCAGAACTGAATGACCTCAACATAACGGAAAAGAGCCCCTCCTTTTGGAGGGTGAAGTTCTGTTACTTCCTTTGGGAATGGGGTGCCTGTTTGCTCCCACTGTTTACGTTTGCGGTAGAATGTGGTTCTGGAGATGCCACCCAGCATCTCCTGTACGCGCTCCCGGTTTATAAGAACCGGTTGAATATTGATTGGTTGCATATTCAACTATCTCCATAAAACAAAACCCGCCGTAGCGAGTTAAGATAAAAGAAATCCCCGCGAGTGCGAGGATTGTTATTCATTGCCGATATTCACCTTTATCGCGAACACCTTTACCGGTTTATCGCCGAAGTGGGGATGTGTGATTGTCTTGATTTCATATCCGTCATACGTAATATCAATTCTGCGGCTGGAATCGTCGCGCTTCGGATATCCCTTCGTGATAATCAGGCGGTCATACTCCCGGAACATAATTCGCTTATTCCAGTAGTCATTACACAAGCGATACTCTTCCGTTTTCTCTCCGCGAATCATGGCGTCGAAGTATTCACCTTTGACGGCAAGTTGCAGGTTAGCCACGGTTAACCTCCTGCGGTGCTGCTGGCAGTGGCATCCAGTGGGTAACCAAGATATGCTCAATGCAGTTAATCTGATTACCGCCTCGCATGTCAAAAAACAGTCCAGATTGCTCATCGAAATATGAAACATAACGGTATCCCAATTTGTTCTGGACAATTACTTCTTGCTCGTCTTCCGGCATCCGCTCGCTACAGCTTATCCAGCCATCCGGAGTTACCGGAGAGTTAAGTTGTTCGGAATTACCGAACGACTGCATGGCAGCGTTATAACCATCGGCAAAAATTTCTGCTTCTTCGTTGTTCAGTTCAGCGCCAAGTTTAAAAGCAATATCTTTCGCCATCGATGCTGTTATTTGATGGTGTTTCACGATTTACCTCCGTTGAGCATGGCGGCGCGGCAGGAATCCATAAATTCCAGCGCTGTCATTAGGTCGCGCCTGTTAACCTTGCAAGAATGCTCATCAATGTGGTGCCAGTCACTTAGATGGTCTGCCTGATACTGGAAACGCTCAATGATGCCACTGATATCTTCTGGCACTACTGGCGCTCTCGGTCTGCCCTGGCTGTCCGCGGGTGTAGGCAACATCGCTTTGAATGCTTCGATTCCGGCGTCACGCTCTGCGCGTTCTTCTGGCGTCATAGCGTCAATTTCAGCGTTATAGTCGTAGCGACGCTGTAGTGCAGACAGTAAAGTCTCTGTTTTGCAGCCCTTGCCAATTATTAGCCCCGGTTTTAACTCAACGGAACAGGGTAGCGTTTCTGGCACTACCGGCGCTGGCTGCTCTTTGATATGCAGTCGTGGCTCACCGTCTTTCGGTTCCGGCCATTCGCGCTGCTTGTTTACCGCCAGCTTTTCTACCATCGCCTGGGCAATCTGCTCGTCAGTAATACCAGCGCGGCGTTGTGCATCCCATAACAGGAATTGCATATCAGCCCATTCACTGAGGTCGTCAGGTTCTGCAGCGGCTTCCAGCGCTTCTTTTGAGAGATGTTTCAGCGGGCCGACTGGACCGACATCGCCGAACGTCTTATCTGACCACTCGGCGTGCTCACGGCGAATACGTTCGCGTTCTGACGCTGGCGGGGCGGTTCTGAATCCCGCTTGAATCAATGTCATTGTTACTGCATGAATATCGGCCATCATTAGTTTATGGCCGAGAAGATTGCTGCCGAGTTTACGGACGATGATGTCCTTCATCATGTCGCGCTGCACTTGGTTGTACGCCACAGGTACAGCGGTAAGCGATGCCAGCGCGATACGTGCCAGCTCGCGCACAACCACTGGCGGGGCGTAGTGGTCATTCAGGTCATCGTACAACCGAATCATCTCCTGGCTGTTGTCCGGGTGTACATCCTCGTTAGTGCCAGCAAGTGCAGTGATGACCTTGTCGGCAGCATCAATTATTTTTTGTGCCTGTTCTCTGGTAATAGTGGTCATAGTGAAATCTCCATGCAATCCTCACCCTTGCGACATACGGAAGCCTTACTTTTACTCGCGTTAGCCACAGTTACCGTCCCGTCATCGCATTGAGTGATGATGAGCGGCCACTCTTCCTTGACAACGCAGTGAGGGGTATCCGCAGCCATTGCTGCGGGGATAACAAACAGGGTGATTAGCGCGACCAGTCTGGTAATAGTGGTCATGGGTTAGTCCTCACCTTTTGACAGTAAAAGCGCCGCTACCGTTTCCGGCTGTGGGTGGCGGTAATTCAATAACTCTGCCGGCATTTTCATTAACTTGCCGTCACCAGTTAGCGCATTAACCCGACAACCTTTTACACCAAACGCCGCGGTATCAATGGTTTCATCGTACTGATTGAGAAGTTCGGCCATTTTCTCCCGCCACTCTTCCGGCATTTGCATCATTGCTACACGTGGCATCACGAGAAACGCTGCATATGACAACCCAAACCAAAGGTCAAGGTCCTTTCTCTCATCATATTTTTTAGTTTTCATCTCTCACTCCCCCTTCACGCCGATGCCAGCAGCGCTCTCAAGTAATTCGTCAGCGGCCTGAATTTCAGGATGTTCGTCATAATCAGGCAGGTAGCGACGGGCTACTGCTGCAATGCTATTTAGCACCTTGCGGTGTTCTGCTATGCGGTGTTCTGCGGCTTCCAACTTTTCGCGCGCATCCCGCATATCATCACGCAGTGCCAGCGCTACGGCCTCTATTGCGTCTTTTTCCCGTTGGAGCTGAAGATTCTCATCCAGCAGCGCCAGCATGGTGGCGGGGTTGGCTGCGGCGATAAATTCCGCGTCACGTTTCTCAACAGTATGGGCCAACGTCACTTCTTTACCGCAAAGAGAAAACGGCGTTACCGTGATGCCATTGAACAGTGATGAGGTGCGGCGCCAATTCCCCGGCGTAGCCCTCTTCGCCGCTTCACGCAGCGCCTGTTTGTCGATGTTGCTCATTGGGCTGTCCCTCGAATTTGTGATTTTCTGGATCATCGGCTTTGAAATAACCGCCGCAGATTTTGCAGGGTATCGTCGGCACTTCGTCGTAATTTGAGGTTCCCGTAATCATGACTGCACTCCTTTGCGAAGCTGGGCGGCCCATTCTTCTATCGCCTTCTCCGCGTATTCACCTGACAAACCGTCATCCGCTGGTAGTGGGTCATTGGATAAATCCTCTTTCGCCGACAAAATCATGCGTGTCACGTCGAGAACTTCTGATACAGGTTTATCGAGGAATCCGTGATTGAATGCGGCGGCGAGACGGCTGGCGGCATAGTTGATACCTTCATTACGTGCACTTGCCCGCACCTCAGCCAGAAACTCGTCGGTGGCTGGGGTCTCCATTGCATCCAGTGCGCGGACACGGTGGTTTCTCTCAAGCACTGCAGCATCAGGCTGGAGGATGTCGTTAAGTGCAGACTTCAACTCCGCATTCTCCGCAACCATCGCCGCGCATTTAGCCTCAAGTTCCGCATAATCACTATGACGCACCATGTCAGTACAGAATGACTCTCCTGTTATTGGTGGTGATAACTGGTCACTGACAATCGTGTATATTTTCACTTCTTTCATTTCTTCCCACTCCGCAACATTGCATTCAGATATTTGTTTTCATTCACTGATGGAAAACTCTTTCTCGCCAGCATTTCTTCGCGTGGAATATCGTTAATGGGCTTGAAGCGGTGTCGAATAATCATTTCCGATGGAAGGATTCCGGGGTCGTAGGACAAACCTCTCATGATGAATTCCTCAGTTATTGCTGGTAGCGCCGTAACGCGAACGGTAATTTTTAAGGCGCGGGTCTATTTCAATGAATTGGGTGTAAGTGGCTTTGCGGAATGGCCGGATGGATGTCTGGTAAATTCGCTCGCGTTCTTCTTTCTCTGCAAGCCATATACAGTGGCGAAATTCCTTTTCCTCTTTCGTTTCCTGCGGTAGTGACATTATCAGGTCGTAGTTTTTTCTGAATTTATCCAGCACCTCCGAGATGGAATTGCCGGAACAGCGGCGCGGGTCATTCGCACCATACATAGGCGCTGGCATGTTTTCACCTGGTGATTATTTAGCTAACTTTTTCCAGATTGCTGAAACGTATTTGGCTTGGTGAATGGCATCATCAAGCGCGTTGTGTCGAGTTCCTTCGAATGGCATATCTCGTTTAGGGTCGAACCCAATTGCCTTTCCAAGCTCGACGATGGTTCGGACGTCGCGGTCATTCCACCACTGCCAGGGCGCTTGGTGCCCGGCCAGAGCATAACTATTTCGTAGAATCACACAGTCAAATGATGCGCCATTTCCCCAAACCTGAACGAATTTAGGGTTGGCGTGCTTTGCGATAAAGTCTGATAACCATGAAAGAGCCGTTGAAAGCTCTTGAGTGTCATTGGTTAGCGATTTTCTGGCATCTTCTCCCTGTTCCATCCACCATAAAATGGTTGAAGCATCAGGACGCGCCCGGTATCGCATTGATGACTCGAGCGAGATATTAACCGAGAAGTCTTCTCCTGTTTCTTCAGTTTTCAGATTAAAGAATACTGCCCCAATCGAAATAACGGGCGCGTATGGCCCGTTGCCCATTGTTTCAAGGTCAACCATTAAATGATTCATGTAAGTCCTTAAATTGCGTGAATAGCGTGACGAGGGAAGGGGAGAGTTACTGGTGCAAATGGTATATCATCATCAAAATCCATCGGTGGCTCGTTATGTTGTGTTGGTGATGGTTGCTGCTGTGGTTTCTGTGACTGCCTGTCGGCTGCTTGTTGTTTGCTGTCGCCAGTGCCTCCAAGCATTTGCATCACACCATTAATTCCAACATTAATCTCAGTGGTGTAGCGGTCTTGCCCTGTCTGGTCTTGCCACTTTCTGGTTCTCAGCATTCCCTCGAAATAAACCTGATCACCTTTTTTCACATACTGCCCTACGACTTCAGCAAGTTTCCCGACTACGGCAACACGATGCCATTCAGTCTGCTCCTTTTGTTCGCCAGTCTGTTTATCTCGCCACTGCTCTGATGTAGCGACTGTCAGGTTAGCGAACGCCGTCCCTGATGGTGAATAACGAACCTCCGGGTCTTGTCCGACCCGGCCTAAGATGATCACCTTATTTACGCCTCTACTAGCCATTTATGCCGCCTGTTTTAGTTCGTTAACTCTGATGTTCATTACCTGAACGCATTTTGTCTGCGCATCATCGTGACCAGCCAATAATTGCCAGTCATGCTGATATCTCTCAATTAGCTTTTGCTTGTCAGTTTCTGTTGCTGCATAATCGCTGAAGTCTTTCAGGATTTGTTCGCAGTCAACCGATGGAGATTTCTGGTTGGTATTTTCTGGTGATGGTTGATTGCATGATGCTGGCATGGCCCAGTCCGGCAGCGATGGAGGGAGCCAGTAAAATCCTGTTCCATCCTTCAGTTTGGCCCTGTGCCATCCTTGTTTCTTATCACTGGATATCTGCGCAAAACCTTCCTCAAGGTTATAGAGATACCGACCAATTCCCCACTGAACGGCAGCACGCTTCATTGCGCCAGAGCGACCGCCTTTGACGGCTTCTACCTGTGTGTTTTCAGCAGCATCCCATTTAGTTACCCATTCGGAATCAATCTTGATTGATATGCCGCATTCAACGCCACCGTTGTTGGGTATATCGCGGTATTCATTGCGCCATCCTGCTTTGCCGCAAACATCGTCCAGGCGTTTCATGATTGCCCTGTTCGTGACATAAGCCAGCGCCATAGCCCATACTTTGCCATCGCGTGTTTTACCACTTTGCTGTATTCGCCATTCGATATCTTCAGCTGCGAACGGCTCATCTAACTGATCCAGATTCATGAGTAATACCCTGCAAATTCATCCCAGCTAATAACCGGATTCTGCCGTTCTGCGGCTAAGTTAATTTGCTGCTCCACTTCTTCCTCAATTTCAGGAGAACTGAGAGCAATAAATTCTTCATCATCAAAATCATGCAACATGACGCGCCTCCCATTCTTCGTCCTGCCACTTATCCCAACCAAGAGCTATTCCGGCAGCCCATGTATACGCATCAGACATTCCCTGTTTTGTATCCGGAAATACTTTCTCATATAGCTTGTTGAACTCCCTGTTTCCTTGCTGAACAAGAATTGTTCCATTAACAGGAGTAATGGTCATGGCGTGGCACTCCTGGCTGATTAAGAATTTCACCGAGACGTTTCCATCCGGCCCGTAATTTTCTGGTGATACGCTCTAAAAGTGATTCATTAAGGTGTGCGATACCCATGACGGCACCGCCCGCGATAGCAAATGTCATCGTGGGATTCTCCATTTTTATTTATTGGCATAGCGAAAACGCCTCGATATGAAGCGCTATTGATATACTGGTAAAAAAGCCGCCCTGACTGCGAGCGGCAAATAACATCAAGGGATGATTTTTCGATTAACCAGAACGAGTCGTCGTCCTCGTTTGGTTACGAGCGATATTGCTCGCAATGAGGAATCACAGAATCCGCATTAAGTGCATCACTCACACTCTACAAACTCACCATCTTTATCCAGTTGATACCATGTATTCGGCATAATACCGTTCTCGCCAACCTTGCTTGCTCGAATATGAATTAACTCGCCATCTTCATCTCGATAGCAAAGCACAATAGCTCCGCCTTCAGATGCCCTGGCTTTTCCTTCTATTCCGAGTGATGCCGCTACGGATTGCGATCCAGACACTTCCGCTGCTGAACAGTCGCCAGTGTTGGTTGCTGCTGACCGGTCGCCAGTGTTGGTTGCTGCTGACCGGTCGCCAGTGTTGGTTGCTGCTGACCGGTCGCCAGTGTTGGTTGCTGCTGATCGGTTACCAGTGTTGGTTGCTGCTGACCGGTCGCCAGTGTTGGTTGCTGCTGACCGGTCGCCAGTGTTGGTTGCTGCTGACCGGTCGCCAGTGTTGGTTGCTGCTGATCGGTTACCAGTGTTGGTTGCTGCTGACCGGTTGCCACACATGATCTGCTGCTCAAGAGACTTATCTATCTTGCTCCAAATCCATTCGATACCACGTTGAATGAACTGAGGAAGCGTTAACTCATCCTTAATTGTGATACTGGAACTGGCTATTTTAGTGTCACCTCCTTCTTCACTGTCTGTAATACCAAAAGATATTGTTTCCGCATAGCGGCTTTCTGCCGGCGGATAATAACTGAAAACATCGAAAGGACATTCACAGGCGTGAAATCCAGAACCGCAAGCCTCTACTTTTCCATCGTGATGGAAGGTTTCACCGATTGCAAACTGAAAGCCACGGCACTTTAGGTCTTTGTTAAATCCCTTGAATGTCACAATTTCTTTGGTCATGTTGTTATTCCTTAAATTTTGGCAATAAAAAAGGCCGCATTGCGACCTGATTAGATATTTGAAGTGAGATAAAAGAAGACCAACTATGTAGCCTTTAGTTTTTCCAGCTCTCTGGCAATCATTGCCGTGGTTCTGATTGCCCATTTATCGACAATCTTTCCATCTTCTCTCACCAGAGCCATTTCCTCAGGCTTCACCATACATTCAGCATCAAGCTTGCAGCCTTTGCATTTCACAAAGCGACTACACCATTGGTTGGTATCAATAGTCGTAGTCATATTGGTAGTCCTGGTATTGTTCCATCACATCCTGAGGATGCTCTTCGAACTCTTCAAATTCGTCTTCCATATCTCATCTCAATCGTAATAAGCCGGAATTGATTTTCCGCGCTGCTTCTGTACGGCGTGTATTTTATTTCCGAGCGGGTTAACGTCCCGGTAGTAAATGCGGTTCTTCTTAACCGCTGTTACTTCAACTTTCTTCTGACGCGTTCCGGCAAGCGAAATGGCTTTGGTAACGCGGTCAATTCTTTTGGCTTTAACTTCCTGAGAAGCATCAGGAGCATCGCAGCCAAAAATTGAATCGATGATATTGCAGATGGTGTCGCGCTCTATGGCTAGCTTTCTGCGCCGTTCATGACGGCGAGTTTTAGCATTGCCTGCAAACGTTGACTTCCCGTACACGATTACCGTCATGATTGATCCCTAAAGATATTTTATTGGTTGAAGTTAAAAGAAAGACGACGTAACAGGCGTGGTGCCCGGTAAAATGGTTTATCTAAAAACGAATATTTGTGAAACCAAACACGACCTCGCTCGTCTCCATTTCTGTTGCCTTCAGGACGACGCTTTAAGGTGAAATGAATAATTGTTTTTGTAGTGGTTTTTGGCTTACGCATCTGTTTACCCTCATGTGAAATGGCTTTGGTACTGGCGCAGGAACCTGTCTCAATTTCCTGATTTCAAGTGGCTTCTCAGTCCGGCCCGATCGGTACAGCTAGAGGCCTAAGCTCCACCACACGCCAGTCCAAACCAATCTCGTTTGGTATTTGTTCGCGCTTTGTCAGCGCATCATCGAAGTTAAAGAGCGTTGCCTTTCCGTTTGGCTACCAGCGTCCTGCTGATGGCTAAAATTTAAGACTTCTTAATTAAATGGTCAAGTGTATTTTTGAAGAAAACTTAAATATTTTATCGTTACTTAAGTTTTTATTTGATTTTTAAAGGAAAATGTAGTGTGAGGGGCGGGTGCCCCTTATGGAAGATTTGCGAGTTTTGCGTCAACAACTACGCCAATGATTTTGCAGTTTCCGTTGATTTCTATCATCGGATATTGTGGGTTTAATGGTTTTAAAAACTTTCGGCCTGCATCCATAACTAATTTTTTGAATGTGGCCTCGTTTTCACCTTCTAATTTTGCAACAACCAGCTTGCCGTTTCTTGGTTCGACTTCGGGATCAACCAGAATTATCATTCCTTCTGGAATGCTTAACCCTGCCGGTGCTGTCATAGAGTCACCTTGTACATCAAGCCAAAATGAATCTTCTGAACAATCTACAGTGGTGTCGTGCCAGTTCTCTATCGCGCGCTTGTGATAAGGTTCTACAGCTTCCATCCATTGCCCTGCGCTTACCCAACTGATAAGAGGGTATGATCCTCTTGGCTCATGCCTACTATGATAGGCAACGTTTGTCTGGCTTAAATCTCCTTTCAGCAAATAGTCAGGGGAGCACTGAAGAGCCTTCGAAAGTGCCAACAGGTTCTCCCCATTTGGCTCAGTCTCCGAGCGCTCCCATTGCGATATTGCAACATTAGACACTCCCACCATCTTACCAAGAGCGGCTTGTCTAATCTTGAGTTTTTTCTTCGAGCGCGAATACGCTCACCCATCAATTGTGTATTCATAGTTAAGTCATCTTAAATAAACTTGACTAAAGATTCCTTTAGTAGATAATTTAAGTGTTCTTTAATTTCGGAGCGAGTCTATGTACAAGAAAGATGTTATCGACCACTTCGGAACCCAGCGTGCAGTAGCTAAGGCTTTAGGCATTAGCGATGCAGCGGTCTCTCAGTGGAAGGAAGTTATCCCAGAGAAAGACGCATACCGATTAGAGATCGTTACAGCTGGCGCCCTGAAGTACCAAGAAAACGCTTATCGCCAAGCGGCGTAAGCAAAACGCTCTTTACCAATCTGAACCGCCGACAACGCGGTAAACCTATTTCAAAGCGCATCAACGAATGCGCACAACTAACTATTAACTACAGGAATGTTCACATATGGAACTCACAAGCACTCGCAAGAAAGCCAACGCAATTACCAGCAGCATCCTTAACCGGATAGCTATTCGTGGACAGCGTAAAGTCGCTGATGCGTTAGGCATTAACGAATCTCAAATTTCACGATGGAAAGGCGATTTCATTCCGAAGATGGGGATGTTATTGGCGGTTCTGGAGTGGGGTGTCGAGGATGAGGAGTTGGCAGAACTGGCAAAGAAAGTTGCGCATCTGCTGACAAAAGAAAAAGCCCCGAAGAACGGCGAATTCTTCGAGGCCTGATGTAGAAAGACTGGATCAATCCACAGGAGTAATTATGCCAAAACAACTCAGTCCTGACCAGGACAAATTACACAAAAACATACTACGTGATCGGTTCTTATCCAGCTTCAAACAGCCTGGTCGATTTCGGGCTGAGTTGGAGAAAGTGAAGCTAATACTGAAGAGGAAAGGTCATGAGTAACATATCCAATCTAGCCGAAGCCAGAGAGGCCAGAAGGCTCCAGAAGCCGCGTACAAATGGCGGTAAGGGGTTTGCCTTGATTCACCGCCAATTCATGGATAGCAAGCTATACAAGGATTCTCAGGCTGTGCATCTTTTCCTGCATCTGATACTGAAAGCCAATCACTCTCCGGCAGTCGTAAATACCGACATTGGTGAGATGTTGGTTGAGCGAGGACAGCTAATTACCGGACGGCCAAAACTGGTAAGTGAAACATTCATCCCGGATAACAAAGTAAAAAGTTTGCTTCGTTCTTTTGAAGGGAATGGAATGATTCGTATCGAGTCGAAAGGGAGAAAATTCAGCCTGATAACAGTGTTGAAATATGATGATTTTCAGGCTCCAAATTGTCCAACGGATGTCCAACGGATGTCCAACGCAAACACCAGTAATGACGCGGCTCACAGCAAATGTTGTCCAACGGATGTCCAACGATTGTCCATAAACAATAATATAAATAATATCTCTAATACTAACGTATTAGAGAGTACCGCAGCAGACGAAAATCCTGACAAGAAAAAATCGGCTCTCAGTTGTCAGGATGTTGTCGATGCTTACCACGAATTACTTCCTGAAGCTTCCAGGGTTCGCGCACTGAATGACAAACGTAAAAACCAGATCCGAACTTTCTGGCGAAAAGCCGGAGTGATAACACGCCAACTTGACGGGCATGGGTTCACGATGCAGGACTGGAGAAATTATTTGAGCTACGTAGGCGAAAATTGCCGATGGATGTTCGAAGAGCGCCCAAACCATCAACGCGGAACCGTCTGGCACAAAAAGGGATTTGATTTCCTGCTTAACGATAATACCTACCTGAAAGTTCGTGAGGGTGAACACGATGACCGATAATTTTTATGCGCCGCCCCATAGCATCGAGGCAGAGCAGGCGGTGATTGGCGGATTGCTTCTGGATGATGACAGCAGTGAGCGCGTCCAGAAAGTTCTGGCGATGCTGAAGCCTGATTCATTTTACAGCCGACCACACAAAATCATTTTCGAAGAAATAACCAGAATGCACCGGGAGCAAAAGCCAGTAGATGGCCTGACGCTTTTCGATGAACTGGAGCGCAAATCGTTAACGGCGTCTGTTGGCGGTTTTGCTTATATCGCTGAGATCGCAAAGAACACGCCAAGCGCAGCAAACATCGTTGCCTATGCAATGCAGGTTCGTGAAACCGCAATGGAACGCTACGCCATCAACCGCATGACTGAAGCGACGGAATTGCTCTATTCCCGCAACGGAATGACTGCAACGCAGAAGTACGAAGCTATTCAGGCGATTTTCACGCAACTGACAGACCATGCAAAAACCGGATCGCGTCGAGGCCTTCGCTCATTTGGTGAGGTCATGGAAGACTGGGTTAGCGACCTTGAGAAGCGATTTGACTCATCAGGCGAACAACGGGGAATGAGCACAGGGATCCCATCGCTGGACAGGATGCTGTCACCGAAAGGTCTGGTGAAAGGCTCTCTGTTTGTCATTGGCGCTCGCCCTAAGATGGGGAAAACGACGCTATACAGCCAGATGGCAATCAACTGCGCAGTGCATGAGAAAAAGGCTGCCCTGATGTTCAGCCTTGAAATGCCAGGTGACCAGATACTGGAAAAACTGGTAGGGCAGAAGTCAGGTGTTAACCCGAATATTTTTTACCTTCCGGCGACAAATGACGCTGATGACGGCTATCAGGGTGATTACGATGGTGACTTCAACAGGGCGATCGAAACAGCCAATCGCTTGAGTGAAATCGACCTGCTTTACATCGACGACACGCCGGGATTATCTCTGGCTCAAATCGTCAGCGAAAGCCGTCGAATCAAGCGAGAAAAGGGGGGTGTTGGCATGATTCTGGTCGATTACCTGACACTAATGACCGCTGAAAAGGCCGATCGTAACGACCTTGCTTACGGCATGATTACTAAGGGGCTGAAGAACCTTGCCAAAGAGCTTGATTGCGTTGTTGTGCTTCTGACGCAGCTTAACCGCGCACTGGAAAGCCGAACTAATAAACGCCCTTTACCAAGCGACTCCCGAGATACAGGGCAGATTGAACAGGATTGCGATTATTGGGTTGGTATCCATCGTGAAGGTGCTTTTGATGACAGCGTTCCGCCTGGTGAAACCGAACTAATCCTTCGTCTAAATCGCCATGGAAATACCGGCACGGTGTATTGCATTCAGGCAAATGGCGCTATTTATGACACAGACCAACAGTCTGCTGAAATGCGCCGCCGTGAACGCGAGGAACCGCAGTCCAAGAAGAAAGGAGGATTCTGATGACCATCTACATCACTGAGCTAATAACAGGCCTGCTGGTAATCGCAGGCCTTTTTATTTGGGGGAGAGGGAAGACATGAAAAAACTAACCTTTGAAATTCGATCTCCAGCACATCAGCAGAACGCCATCCAAGCCATCCAGCGAATCCTTCCAGACCCAACCAAACCAATCGTAGTAACCATTCAGGAACGCAACCGCAGCTTAGACCAAAATCGGAAGCTTTGGGCTTGCCTTGGTGATGTCTCACGTCAGGTTAACTGGCATGGACGATGGCTGGATGCAGAAAGCTGGAAGTGTGTGTTTACCGCAGCATTAAAGCAGCAGGACGTTGTCCCTAACCTTGCCGGGAATGGCTTTGTGGTAATAGGCCAGTCAACCAGCAGGATGCGTGTAAGCGAATTTGCGGAGCTATTAGAGCTTATACAGGCATTCGGTACAGAGCGCGGCGTTAAGTGGTCAGACGAAGCCCGGTTAGCACTGGAATGGAAAGCGAGGTTTGGAGACGCCGCATGAAACACTGCTACCGCTGCGGAGAAAGCAAAGACGATTATCGATTCCGGCCAAATCAACCTTATTGGCACCAATGGTGTATCAGATGTGAGCGGTCGCCAGTGGGTAATTTCCCGCTGCCAGAGACGAAGGAGGACGTATGGCACGACAGCGACGAAGTATCACCGACATAATCTGCGAAAACTGCAAATACCTACCAACGAAACGCTCCAGAAATAAACCAAAGCCAATCCCAAAAGAATCTGACGTAAAAACCTTCAATTACACGGCTCACCTGTGGGATATCCGGTGGCTTAGAGAGCGCGCGAGGAAAACGCGATGATTGACCCCAATCGAAGTTACGAACAAGAAAGTGTCGAGCGAGCTTTAACGTGCGCTAACTGCGGTCAGAAGCTGCATGTGCTGGAAGTTCATGTGTGTGAGCACTGCTGCGCAGAACTGATGAGCGATCCGAATAACTCAATGTACGAGGAAGAAGACGATGAATAGCGTCAAGTCATATTCACCCAGAGAGCAGGACTACATCAGGCGTGTAGCTGGTAAGGTTCCTGCAGACGTTATGGCTGCAGCCATTGGAAGAACCAGAAACAGCCTGGTTAACTGGGCTAATCGCCATGGAATAAGCCTGAGAGTTCCTTATGGAATACTTAAAAAGCACTGGCCTGAATATGCTGAAAAAATGACAAAAGGTGGACACAATGGCGCTAAAGAGAGATAAGTTTGATGACGTTTTCTCCCAACTGGTTAGGGAGCGAACGGACTGGCAATGCGATTACTGCGGACGATCATTTCACCACGAAAGACAAAAACTCCACTGTTCCCACTTCAAATCCCGACGACACAAAGCCACCAGATACCATCCCTATAACGCCTTCGCCCACTGCGTTGGCTGTCACCGAAAACTTGAAGAAGACCCATACGAATTCACCGCGCATGCGGAGATTGTCTATGGGGAGATGACAATAGAGCGTGTAGCGCGTCTGGCGTGTGTTCCTGTGCGCTTAAAGACATGGCAGATGGATGAGCTATACCAGCACATGAAGAACGAACTGAAGCGGTTACAGGAGCTAAGGGCGCATGGTGTTACAGGGCGCATCGATTTCACATTACCAGACTGGTATCAGGACGGAATTCAACTCCGCATGGGGGAATCTCAATGTGCAGCATAACCAGCATTAACCAGGCGAAACAGCAGCGTGAACGTGACGAGGCTGAATTACGCAGCGTCAGAGAGATGACGGAGCAACACCAGAAGGCGATGGATTATCTGCATGAGCGAGCGCGCGAACTGGTGAACCGGCTTGGATTGAACAAGCCAACGGGAGACGATGCTTCATGACACGTGAATATGTAAAGAAAATCAAATACCCATGTGAAACAGCAGCCATCTTTCAGGATGTTGTTTTTGTGATGCGAGTAAATGACGCGACAGAGCTTCTTAGTGCCGCCGACAGAGCTGCAGAATTCTATCTGAGCTATTTCCCATTTTGCGAGCTTGAAGATGTAAGAGAGGGGATTCGATACAGCTTTGGCGGCATGTATTTGAGGGACTACCACATTCTTCTAGAGGCTGCATGATGATAAAGCCAGAGTACAACTATGGGGCTCTCCATATTCTTCATAAATCCTACTTCTTACCACCAATTAGATTTAAACGCCGCTCTCTTCTCGCGCGCGAATGCAACGCGTTAATTCAGGCTGACAGATATTTAACTCGGGAAGATAAGGGGAAGTTATGAGGCTCACACCGATATTCAGCATGGTCAACTTCATCGACGATGCTCATTTCCGTCGCGTATGGAAGCACCCGAAGAAAACCATCAACTCACGCCAGAAAGCATGGGTTCACTACATGCTTCAGGTATGGGGCAAGGTTAATGCAGGGGATGATTCTCCTGGTGGGGCAATCAACGTTATCGGTCGCCTGATGATTCGTAGCCAGTGGAGTGATGACAAGGCCAAGCAGATTGAATCTGTTGTCATGCGTCTGTACGAAGAAGATGGACTGCGTGGAGATGCTCTCTATAAGAAAGCTCGCGAACTTGTCATCCCTCAATCATCGTTCAGCAACATCATCGCTCTCGCCAAAGAATCCGATGATGCTGCTTTCGTTGAACGTGTGATGGTCAAGACGTTTCACCGTGAAAGCCCAGCCCGCGATGTAGCAATTAAGCGATATTGCAATCGCAATTGCACGCAAGATATCGCCAGGCTGATGAATGCAGTCACCGGAATGGATATCCAGTCGTGCAGGCGCAGGGTTGTCTGGTGCGAGAATGTGCTCGATTCAGAAATCTTTTATGCGATGAGGCGCGAAATTGAGAAAGAATTTCCACTAGCAGCATAATATTTAGGTAAATTGTCCTAAATAACTTGCTAACGCGAAATGGAAGTAGTACATTTTGTGTATGCTCGGAGCAAAAGCGAACAGAGCAGCCAAACAAATAAGCCCTGAGTTGATAGCTCGGGGCTTTTGCGTTTTAAGCACGACCTTTCTGAAAGCGTCCTATCGCCAATCACCAGAACACATCCAGATACCCTTGCACATTCGTGGCGACGGGGTAGGACGTTTTACACAAATGAAAAACCCAGCGCTTGGCTGGGCTTCGTGAAAAGGAGTAGCTCATGTTGAGTGAAAGCGCAAAAGATATCGCAGGTTACGAAGGTAAGTACGCTGTAACGACTGATGGGCGAGTTTATTCTCATTCTCGAGTTGATGATGGCGGAAAGTTAAGGAAAGGGCGCTGGCTTAAGCCGAATGTAGATGGTTATGGATATTTGCAGGTATCCCTCTACTCGGAAGGCGTAGCAAAGAAACATAAAGTGCATAGATTGGTAGCTGAAACATTGATTGATAATAAAAAATTGTGCCCACAGGTAAACCACAAGAATGGAATAAAGACTGATAATAACGTATCTAACCTAGAGTGGGTAACGGCACAACAGAATATTCTGCATGCGTTTTCTAATAGCCTTATGTCATCCAAAGGAGAGAAAAATGGCAGGGCAAAGCTAACCATGGATCAGGTGAAAGAAATACGCGACTGCAAATCAATGACGAAAACGGGTATTGCTAAACAATACGGCGTATCAACAGCAACAATTTCATGCATTGTTAACAATAAGTCCTGGGTTATAGATTAACAAAATTAAGAATGCTCATTACAGGATGCATTTATGAGTGCATCCATTAATGTCCGTTAAATGCGATGGGTGGGGATACTGCACCAACAGTACCCCCAGTGATTTCCTCGCGAAAGCAATAACGAGCAAACCACGTTACTGATAAACGTATCCTGGATTTGTTCACTCAACAACCACGTTAATTCCTAAATTGAACAGATCCCCGCACTCAGGGGGTGAGAAAATGAAGATGGACGAAAGATACAGCAATGCTTCATACGGTAGCGCTGGTCTTGCGGCTTTCTTTGCCAGTCTTTCTCTACAGGACTGGGGCTTCATCATTGGCGTCGCGTTCAGCATTATCCTCGGCGTTCTGACTTACCGGCTCAACAAGCGTGAGCAAATGAAGCGAACGAAGATACTGCAGGACATTTTGAATAAAACCGACTCCAGAAATCCATCAGCTACAGCCACGGTTATCGCCGAACTCGGTCAGAAAGCACCAAAGGAAATCTGATGAACAGCACCCTTCGAAAAAGCGTACTGGCAGCCGTTGGTGGTGGGGCTATCGCAATAGCTTCTGCACTGATTACTGGGCCAACTGGTAATGATGGTCTGGAGGGGGTCAGATATAAGCCATACCGCGATGTTGTTGGTATTTGGACAGTTTGTTACGGGCATACCGGGAACGACATCATGATCGGCAAGACTTACACAGAATCTCAGTGTAAGGCGCTGCTGAATAAAGACCTGAACACGGTCGCCAGGCAAATTAACCCGTATATCAAAGTACCAATCCCCGAAACAACGCGCGGCGCTCTTTACTCGTTCGTCTACAACGTGGGTGCTGGCAATTTCAGAACATCGACGCTTCTTCGCAAAATAAACCAGGGCGATATCAAAGGCGCATGTGATCAGCTACGGCGCTGGACATACGCTGGCGGTAAGCAATGGAAAGGGCTGATGACTCGCCGTGAGATTGAGCGTGAAGTCTGTTTGTGGGGGCAGCAATGAGCATGATTTGCTTTTTCATGGCAGCGTTGCTCGCATTCAATGGCAACGATGCGTGGCCGTGGTTTCTGGCCGTTGGGGTGTTGATGTCATGAGTCGGTTAACCGCAATCATCTGCGCTGTGGTTATTTGCCTGCTGGTTTCAATGGGGTGGGCTGTTAATCATTACCGTGATAACGCCATCACCTACAAAGGCCAGCGCGATACCGCCACCCATAAATTGAAACTGGCGAACGAGACGATTGACGACATGCAGGGGCGCCAGCGTGACGTTGCTTCCCTCGATGCAAGATATACAAAGGAACTCGCTGATGCGAAAGCTGAAAATGATGCTCTTCGGCGCAAGCTTGATAATGGTGGTCGGGTGCTCGTCAAAGGAAAATGCCCTGTATCATCCTCAGCCGAAACCTCCAGCGCCTCCGGCATGGGCAATGATGCCACCGTCGAACTCTCTCCAGTTGCTGGACGAAACGTTCTCGGTATCCGGGACGGAATCATCAGTGACCAAACAGCACTGAGAACGCTTCAGGAGTACATCAGGGCGCAATGCCTTAAATAATTTCCCTCGCATAGAAATTTGACAAGTGACTTTCAGGAAAATGCCTCGCGATGCGGGGCGTTTTTGTATCGGTATTTCACCGCGCATCTCACGCGCATATCAACGAGAGCCTTTCAGTAAGCGAGCCTGAGAATTGCCGTTATAGGTGGCGACCTCTCTCGGGCGGCTTTTCTGTGAGACAGGCTCACTTTCTAAAAGGTAAAGACGCTATGAAAGCAATCACGCTTTTTAATACACCGATCCGTGTTGATGAATCAGGAATGATCTGCCTCACTGACATGTGGAAAGCTAGTGGTAAAAGTGAATCTGAATCGCCGTACCACTACCTGAGAAACAAGCAGACCAAAGAGTTCTTAGCCGAGCTGGAGAAAAACCACGAATCTGTGGTTTTTACGGAACGCGGTGTGCACGGTGGAACTTATGGCGGAAAGTTCGTTGCTTATGATTACGCAGCATGGCTAAACCCTGGATTTAAATATGCAGCCTATAAAGTCCTCGATGACTACTTCACCGGAGAGCTTCATCATCGGAACAGCTTAAGTGCGCAGCTCAATATGAAGTGTCATGAGTTTGATCAGAAAAAAGATATGGCGAGCTTCTGTGGACAAGGGCTGGCGGCATGGCGCTATACGAAGCCAGTGTTGGTCGCCGAGATTAACTCCCTGGCTAACCAGCTGCAGATTACGATCCCAGGGCTTCCGGGATGAGTGATCGTGTCATTGAATGCGCCTCCAGAGCGGGGCGCGACTTCTCAGAGTTCATGAAAGGTGAGAAGGGCATGATGGAAGCATTGGCCTCGGTGGATGAGTTTGGCGAGCAGCTGCGCCTCAACGGCTGTGTCAATCATCACTTTGTTAGCTACATGATGCGGAACTCGATCATGCAGGCATTCATGGACATGGCAAAAGCCGAGAGGAAAGAAGAGCGCCGGCGTAAGCGAGCGGAATCAAAAGCGAAGTAGCCATTACAAAGCCCATCTACGGGTGGGCTTGATAATGAAACCGGAATTTATTCCAGGTCACCAATTAGCAGCAGTACCGCGAAACAACCCAAGCCAGTAAGTGGGGTAAATAACAGCGTTGTATCGTCGCAGTATCATCGCATTAACAATGACCGCAGCCCTTAATGGGAGCTCCTTCTGCGTGAGTGTGCAATGATAATCAATAACGATGCATACCGGGGTTTGCAGCTTTTTCGATGGCTGGTTTATCCCTCATTGCTCGCCATCTCGATGCGGGGGTAGAAGAAATCGAGGGTGTTTTACAGGGTTTTTCACTATGAAAGCTCTATAAAACAGAATTTGTTTTATATGCGCCTACGGGTGATATACCAACTAAGCAAAGGAATATTCCAATATGACAGGTCTGACAATAAAGCAAGAGGCTTTCTGTCAGGCATACATCGAAACGGGTAATGCTTCTGAGGCTTATCGGACGGCGTATGCTGCTGACAAGATGAAGCCGGAGGCAGTACATGTTCAAGCATGTAAGTTGCAGGATAACCCTAAGATAGCCCTAAGGATAAAAGAATTGAGGGGCGAGATTAAGCAACGCCATAACGTCACCGTCGATTCTCTCCTCGCTGAACTGGAAGAGGCCAGACAAAAAGCCTTAAGCGCCGAGACGCCACAATCATCTGCAGCTGTAGCGGCGACAATGGGCAAAGCTAAGCTGGTCGGCCTTGATAAGCAGATTATCGATCACACCTCATCTGATGGAACCATGGCAACGAAGCCAACCACTATTCGCCTGGTAGGAGTTGACCCAGCCAATGGAAAGCCAAGTTGACCTCCAGATACCTGCCAAGTTAGTTCCTGTATTCGCGACAGAAGGAGTCCGTTATCGTGGTGCTCACGGTGGACGTGGATCTGCTAAGACGCGTACTTTTGCACTAATGACTGCCGTCAAAGCGTATCAAGCGGCAGAAGCCAATATCAGTGGAGTTATCCTGTGCGCTCGAGAATACATGAACTCGCTGGAAGAATCCTCCATGGAGGAGGTAAAGCAGGCAATTCGCTCCGTGGCGTGGCTTGACGATTACTTCGACATTGGAGAGAAATACATCAGGACAAAGAACCGCAAGGTCAGCTATGTATTCTGCGGTCTTCGCCATAACCTAGACAGCATCAAATCAAAAGCGCGAATTCTTGTAGCCTGGGTTGACGAGGCCGAGTCTGTTTCTTCGACTGCGTGGAAAAAGCTTCGCCCGACCGTTCGTGAAGAAGGCTCAGAAATCTGGGTTACGTGGAACCCGGAGAAGGACGGCAGCGCCACCGACAAACTTTTCAGAAAGAATCCCCCAAAAAGCTCAATGATTGTCGAGATGAACTATGTCGACAATCCATGGTTCCCTGCGGTGCTTGAGGAAGAGCGACAGGAAGACCTGGCAAACCTTGATTACGCAGATTACGCGTGGATATGGGAAGGCGCATATCTCGAAAACTCAGATAAGCAGGTGCTGGCTAACAAATACGTCGTGCAGAGCTTCGAAGACAATCTATGGAGAAAATCAGAGCGCTTGCTGTTCGGTGCTGACTTCGGATTCGCGAAAGACCCCAGCACACTCATTCGCATGTTCATTCTGGATAACAACCTCTACATCGAATACGAGGCCTACGGCAATGGAGTAGAACTCGACGATATGTGGAAGTTTTACGCAGGCAAAACCGATGCCACGCCGAAACAGCTTAAGGACTGGAAGGTCACTGACGATACGAAATTCCCCGGTATCCCTGAATCGCGTAAATGGCCCATCAAAGCCGACAACTCCAGGCCAGAAACTATCAGCCATATCAAAGGGCAGGGATTCAACATCTCAGCTGCTCAGAAATGGCAGGGTAGCGTAGAGGACGGCATCACTTTCCTACGTGGATTTAAGAAGATCATCATCCATCCTCGCTGCAAAGAAACAGCGAAAGAGGCGCGGCTTTACTCGTACAAAACAGACCGTATCACTGGCGAAGTCTTGCCGATTATCGAGGATAAGTACAACCACTGCTGGGATGGAATCCGATACGGTCTGGACGGGTATATCAAACGCAAACCTCAATCGATGGGGATGATGATTCCTAAGCGCCTTAGAGGGAAATAATCATGAAAAACAAATGCAAATGCCCTGGCTGCGAACGCAAAAGAAAAGGCGGGCCGGGTTATCAGCCATGTGCCACCAAATATCCTGCCAGGGGAATTGCTCCACCACCTAAACGACCATAACGGACAATCCATGACTGAAAAATTAACACTAGCCGTCAATCACGCGCTGAATGACGTCAGGCTTGCTCGCGCCCGCATGGGGCTACTTAATCCTTCAATGGGTTTGGACGCTAAGCGTAATTCAGCCTGGTGCGAATACGGATTCAAAGAAGAATTAACCTTCGATGACCTTTACAAGCTCTACCGCCGCGGTGGTATAGCTCACGGTGCCGTAGAAAAGCTTGTTGGTAAATGCTGGCAGTCAAACCCTGAAATCATTGAGGGTGAAAAGTCAGATGAAACACGCATGGAAACGTCTTGGGAGTCCAAAACTAAGCAGGTTTTCACTAACCGACTTTGGCGCGCGTTTCTTGATGCTGATCGGCGACGTCTCGTTGGCCGCTATGCAGGAATTCTCCTGCATATTCGAGATAATAAAGCGTGGAATCTGGAACCAACGAAAGGGCGTGGTCTGGAAAAAGTAAGTATTGCATGGGCCGGTTCACTGAAAGTCAGCGAATGGCATGACGGAGTGGTTTCAAAGAATTATGGTCAGCCGAAGATGTGGCAGTACACAGAGATTCTACCCAATGGTTCCTCTCGCCGTGTCGACATCCACCCTGGTCGAGTTTTCATTCTTGGTGACTATACAGACGATGCGATCGGTTTCCTTGAGCCTGCATACAACGCTTTTGTCAGTCTGGAGAAGGTGGAAGGTGGTTCCGGTGAGTCGTTCCTGAAGAACGCTGCACGCCAGCTTAACGTCAACTTTGAAAAGGAAATCGACTTCAATAATCTGGCGTCGCTGTATGGCGTGAGTATCGATGAGCTACAGGAAAAGTTTAACGAAGTTGCCGGGGAAATTAACCGGGGTAACGACGTGTTAATGACCACGCAGGGTGCGACAGTTACACCACTTGTCACTGCCGTAGCAGACCCAACAGCAACCTACGACGTTAACCTCCAGACAGCTTCCGCTGGCATAGATATTCCGACTCGCATTCTCGTAGGTAATCAGCAGGCCGAGCGTTCCAGCACAGAGGACCAGAAGTACTTCAATGCTCGCTGCCAGTCCCGACGAGGCGAATTGTCATTCGAGATTGAGGACTTCTGCGACAAGTTGATTAACCTCGGCATTATCGACCCGATAGGCCATAAAACAGTTATTTGGGACGACCTTAATGCGCAAAGCGATAGTGAAAAACTGGATGCCGCGCAGAAGATGTCGCAGATAAACAGCGCATCATTAGCAACAGGCGAGCAGGTATTTACTGGTGAAGAGATTCGTGTGGCTGCCGGGTATGAGGGTTCACCTGAACCACTTCCGGAGATAGATGATGACGAAGAAGAAAGCGAAATCACCGATACTACCCGGAAACCTTAAAGACCCGACAGGCGCTGACCGCCTTGAGCGCGGAGCAATGAACGAGTTCGCCAGGCGAATGAAACGCATTGGCAAAGCCTACAAGGATATCCTCGACCGCATTCCTGCATCACCATCAGTAAACCAGCGCTACACCTTCGAACTCGACTCCACCCAGCTATCAATGCTCCTCAGCAATGCCTCATTGCTGGTGGATGAGATTCTGGGTGCGGATAACGAGACGGGGTTCTGGTTCTGGACTGATTACGTCAACCCGGCGTATCAGCGCGGCACGGCGCAGGAATTTGCCAATCTGGCGCAGCAGTCAGCCGTGTACGCGGCAGGACAGGAAAGCGTATCGGCAATCCTCCTGAGTGAGCCGTACCGCCGCAGACTAATTCTGGTTCGCGCTCGCACCTTTGAGGAAATGAAGAACATCAGTGCCACTGTTAAAGCCGATATGGCGAGGATACTGACCGATGGTCTCGGGCGCGGACAGAACCCTCTGGAGATAGCGAAGCGCATCACTGAGCAGACAGGTATTGAGTCTCGCCGGGCTAATCGTATTGCCCGGACGGAGATTACCACCGCGCTGCGCCGTGGTCGATGGGATGAATCAGATGAGGCAACGGAGCAATACGGGATACTCACCCGTCAACTGCATTTGTCAGCGCTCAGCACGACCACCAGGCAGTCTCACGCGTTACGACATGGAAAGCTCTACACAACGGAAGATGTGAGGGAGTGGTACAGCATCAATGGAAACGCAATCAACTGCAAATGCACTCAGGTATCTGTTCTCGTTGATGAGGCGGGAAATCCTCTTTACCCGAACGTTATCAACATGGCCAAAAAAAGGCTGGAGAAAGCGAAGCAGGCAGGACTGGTTCCCAATTATTCGCATTGCGGTTGTGGGCGCAAGCACGCTGCATAAACGTGAGAATCTTCAATGAAAGTACAGGTTAATGTCACTTCAAAAGTGAACAGCAAAGCCATTCGCAGGGAACAACACAACGGACGTGAGCACTGGGTTGTTCCCTCCTACACCCTCCCAGCTAACGTGGTCATGAACGGCGGACTCTATCCTGCCAGCGAAATTGACCAGCACTATACCGGTCTGGAAGGGACGCTGGCACCGCTGGGACATCCACAGGTAAACGGCCAGTTTGTTTCGGCTTTCAGTCCTGAAGGCTTGAATGTGGGATATGTCGGGGCGTGGAACAAAAACGTCAAGAAGTCAGGTAACCGTGTCTACGTCGAGAAGTGGATCGACACAGAAGTGGCAAAGCGTACAGATGATGGCAAGCGTCTTCTTGAGCGTCTTGAGGCGCTGGAGAAAGGCGATGATGTTCCGCCAATCCATACCAGCGTTGCCGTATTCCTGGAAGAACTGGAAGCGAACGATGAGCAGAAAGCTCAGGGGGCTTCATGGGTTGCGAAAATTCACGCGATGGATCATGACGCCATCCTTCTGGATGAGGTTGGCGCGGCCACACCAGATCAGGGGGTAGGGATGATGGTTAACGCTGACCTCGCCACGCCACTGAAGGCTAATTCCGGTGCGCTGGTTGGCGAAACCTATCGCGAGCGAGAGCGGCGTCTGGAGAAGTATGCGAAAGATAAATTCGCTCCCGGAGAGAAAGAATACGCCTGGGTGGCTGACTTCACTGACTCGCAGGCCGTAATCATCCTCAACAATGGTGATCCGAAGGTTTACGGATACAAATCTGAGGGCGGAAAGATTGTCTTTGACGATACCTGGACAGAGGTTCAGCGCCAGAGTTCATGGGTTGCCGTCGTCAACAAGCTCAAATCATTTTTCACACCGCAGGATAACCCTGCACCAAACCACAAAATGGAGGGCGACATGCCTTTAACCAAAGAAGAACTGGAACAAATCGGAAGCATGGTTAGCGAGGCCGTCGCCACCAATACCGAAAAGGCTATCAAGCCTCTCGCGGAAAAGGTTGATGCGCTACAGGCCAATCAGCAACAACTTTCTGAAGCCCTGACTGCCAACTCCCGCGCCGAAGAGAAAACGAAGCGTGAAGCGGTGGCAAAAGTTCACGGCGAGATTGTGGCTAACGCCCTGTCTGGCGAAGCGCTGGACGCGATGTACAAAACCATTGGTGATGCCGCACCGCTGGGTACTAACTCTGCTCAGCATCAGAAAGAAACTGGCGCACCTGCCGCATCTGAATACTTCAAATAAGGAGACGGGATAATGTCACGTTATCGTCGCGTTAATATCGACGGGGAATCGCTCTACAAGACCGAAACCCGCCTCACCTCCGCAGAACTACTGCCAGGCACTGCCGTCACTATTAACAGTGATGGTAAGTTCGCACAAGCCACTGCATTAACTGGCCGCATGTACATTATCGATTGCGCTTATCATCAGGGACTTGGCATTCGTGATGCCGTTCCTGCTGGCGATTCTGCTGTTGGCAACTATGTAGAAGAAGGCCGTGAACTTGCGCTTCTGTGTGTACCTGGTGCGTACAAGAAGGACAGCCCGATTAAGCTTGGTGCGGCTGGTCAATTCACACTGGCAACTGGCGACACCGATTCAGTAATCGGCTACAGCCAGGACGAGTTCACCATCGCAGCCAGCACCACCGACTTCATTCGCGTTCGTATGCGCGTTGGCACTGCCGCCGCTGCAGGCGCGTAACAAAAGGATAAACATATATGTATTTCTCTAAAGAGACACTGGCGACCAACTCGCGCCTTGGTGGTCACTGGAATGAGCTTTGGGCAAACCGCAACATGTGGAACGCACAGCATGATGCCATGATTGCGGCAAATCGTTCTAATATGACTCCTGAATGGCTGGCGGTTAATGCTGTAGGCGGTTTTACGCGTGATTTCTGGGCCGAGATTGACCGTCAGGTGCTGCAACTGCGTGATCAGGAGGTTGGCATGGAAATCGTCAACGACCTGATTGGTGTGCAGACTGTTCTTTCTGTTGGCAAAACTGCAAAGCTCTACAACGTTATTGGTGATATCGCTGATGATGTGTCTGTGAGCATTGACGGTCAGGCTCCATTCTCATTTGACCATACCGAATATGCGAGTGATGGCGACCCGATTCCGGTATTCACCGCAGGTTACGGCGTGAACTGGCGTCATGCTGCTGGTCTTAACTCTGTCGGTATTGACCTTGTGCTGGATTCGCAGATGGCTAAAATGCGCAAGTTTAACCAGAAGCGTGTCAACTACTATCTGAACGGCGACCCGAATATTCAGGTGCAGTCCTACCCGGCACAGGGTATCAAAAACCACCGTAACACCAAGAAGATCAACCTGGGTTCTGGTTCGGGTGGCGCAAATATAGACCTGACCACTGCCGATATGACAGCACTGTTTGCTTTCTTCGGGAAAGGCGCATTTGGTACGCTGGCGCGCGCCAACAAAGTCGCTCAGTATGATGTGATGTGGGTGTCACCTGAAATCTGGGCTAACCTGGCTCAACCGTATGTAGTTAATGGCGTAGTTAGCGGCAATGTGCTGAATGCCGTGCTCCCATTTGCACCGGTACGTGAAATCCGTCCTACCTTCGCGCTGAGTGGTAACGAGTTCATCGCCTATGTTCGCCGTCAGGATGTTATTTCCCCGCTGGTTGGCATGGCTGTTGGCGTTGTTCCACTGCCGCGTCCACTGCCTAACGTTAACTACAACTTCCAGATTATGTCTGCCGAGGGTCTGCAAATCACAGCAGACGAGCAGGGGTTATCCGGCGTTGTCTACGGCGCTAACCTGGCGTAAGGAAACGATATGGCTAAATACGAAGTAGTGCGTCCGTGGTTCGGCGTGAAAATTGGTGATGTGGTGGAGTTAAAAGAGCTTCACCCGGCACTTAAGTCTAACGTTCGCCTGATGCGTGGCGAGGCTGGCGGCGAGCTAAGCCCAGCGACACCAGATGCTGGAACAGATGCAAAATCTCGCAAAGAGATTGTCGCGGCACGTCTGACGGAACTGGGCATTGAGTTTAAAGGCAATCTGGGAGCTGAAAAGCTCAGTGAGCTGTTGCCGGATGGCGAACTCGAAAAGCTTTTCCCTGCTGAATAACAGCCGCCGCTAAGGCGGTTTTTTTATGCCCCGCTCCGGCGGGGTTATTTCAGGAGACTATATGAACCAGGAAGATATTAATCAACCACTGCCATATTCGCAGTTTTCTGAGATTTCATCGTTGAGCGTCACCAATGAGATCAGTCTGGCGATATCCAGCACCGCCGAACTGGTTAAAGACTCGTCGAGCGTGGAACGGCTGATTCTCCTGAAGCATCTTCGCGCGCTTTGCGAACTGCAACTCAATAAATTATCAGGGCTGGAATAGCTATGGTAACGCTGGAGAAGGCCAAAGAGTATTTGCAGAGCCAGGGAATAAATCTTCCTGACTTCATGCTTCAGGCGTTAGTGGACGATGTTAACAGCATTCAGGAATGCCTCGATGCGCATTACCAGGCATCAAAGGCGCTGGCAATCCAGATGTATTTGCTCGCATTGATGGGCCTGGCGCAAGGCGACAAGTATATCAGCTCACAGACTGGCCCTAATGGTGCATCTCGTTCATTCCGTTTTCAGTCGTTTCCGGATCGCTGGAAAGGGGCGCTGGCACTGTTGCGCGTCACCGATAAACACGGCTGCGCTAATGACCTCATCCCTCCAGACCCGACCAATACAGCTTTTGCTGGCATATGGATTGCCAGGGGTGGATGCATGTGTGGCGGGGGGCGGTGATGGGGTGGATATCGGTTAAGAAGCGGCTGCCGGAGCCTTTTGTCAAAGTCTGGGTGATGACCGACAGTGGTAAACGCGTTACCGGATACGTCAAAAGCAACGGTGACTGGTATCTGCTGTGTCGAAAGGTGGCAGCGGAAAAACCGGAGGTGATCCGGTGGGAGGATGGCAATGTCTGAAATAGCACGCTGGAGTTACACCAACGTTGCGACCATCTACCCGCGCGTCTACGACGACTGGAATAACGCCTGGACAAGCGGAACTCCCTACCTGATTGACTGTACCTGGACGGCGAACAATGAAGTTGCGGTAGATGCCAGCGGGAAAGAGTTCACCACGAACCTGATTTTCTTCACTGAACTGAAGTGTAACGGCGTCGATGCGACCATGCCGTTACGCGACTGGTATATCGCCAGAGGTGACACAACGGCGCAGGTCGATCCCCTGAAAGCTGGCGCGAACGTCATCAAAGCGGTGACGGAATGGGATATGTCACCATTCGGCGAGGAGCCGGACTACAAAATTCTGACGTGAGGTGAACTATGTTTTCTCTTGGATTGGCTTGTTTTGTCCTGGGTTTCTCTTGCTGCGCTGCGTTTATTCAAATTATCAGGTGGTGGTATGCCCGTTAAAGGTATCAAGCGTGTTCAGATGAACACCAGCAAGGTGCTGGCAGAAATTGCCGGGCCACGCACAGAAAGAGTGCTGACTGAGGTCATGATTGTCGGATCGTCTCACGCCGCGCTACTTACTCCCATTGACACATCCACGCTTATCAACAGCCAGTACAAAAAGCTTGAACCAATGCCCGGTGGGATGCAGGGAAAGGTCGGGTACACGGCTGCATACGCTGCCGCCGTTCACGGTATGTCCGGGAAGCTAAAAGGCCAGCCGCGTGAACACTTCGGCAGAACTCGCGCTGGAAAAGAATTCGGTGGCGGCACGGGGAAGGGGAACTACTGGGATCCCGATGCCGAGCCGGGGTTCCTGACCAAAGGCTTCGAGCGTGACGGTTTCAACGAGATAAAGGCCATCATCAAGCAAGGGTACAAAGTATGACACGTAGCGAAGTGTATGACGCGCTGAGAGCGTGGTTGCAATCGCATGGCTTTGATGCTGGCTATCGCATCCAGAAACGCTTCTGGAATGAACTGGAGAGTACGGAGGGGGAACGATATCTCATTATCCAGCAAAACGGCGGTGGCAAGCCTGAGGAAGCCATAACGCGCGACTTTTTCCGCATCCTTGTTTTGTCAGGCCAGAACGACAGCGACATCAATGAAGTTGAAAATCGCGCCGACGCCATCCGCCAGGCGATGATCGACGACTACAGAACCGAATGCATCATCTCGATGCAGCCAATCGGCGGTATCACCGCCATCCAGACCGAAGAAGGCCGTTACCTCTTCGAGATTTCCTTTCAAACCATCATTTCCAGATAACATGGAGATAATTAATTATGGCCGGATGTGAGTCAGGTGCATTCACAGGGCGCGATGTCGTTGTTTATTACGCGATTGGCTGCCCGGAAGTACAACCTACCGCCAGCGCTTACCAGCGACTCGGCATGATGCGCGGTAAAACAGTTAATGCAGAGTGGGAAACCGCAGATGCAACTGCCGATATGAGCGCCGCGTTTACGCAGGAAAATCTTGTTACCTATAAGAACATTTCGTTCTCTGGTGACGGCGTTACCCGCAAAGAGGATGTATACGCGCAAAACGCGCTGAAGCGTCACGTTTATAACCCGCCAGCGGAGACCAGCAACCAGCCGTATGTGTGGTTCAAAATCATCTCTCCAAACGATATCACCGAAGGGCCATTCATGGTTACTTCATGGGGTGATGAAGCTCCACACGATGATGTGGCAACGTGGTCCATTGAGGCATCAAGTGCAGGTCAGGTTGATGTGCGTGATGTCGGTGCAGTTATTACCATTACCACCCAGCCGCAGGGTAAAACACTGACTGCTGGCGACACCCTGAATCTGACAGTTGCAGCTACTGTTTCAGATAGCTCGTCATTGACTTATCAATGGAAAAAAGACGGAACCAATGTGAGCTCCGGTGGTACGACAGCTACATATACTAAGTCCAGTGCGACAACAGGCGATTCTGGTTCATATACTTGTCAGATTAGTTCCAGCACCGCAGCCAGTGTAACCACCAATCCGGCCACGGTGACTGTCAACGCATCGTAATTTCTTACTCAGGAGGCTCCGTCCTCCTTTTTCTTATGGGAATTCATGAAAGCAATTACCGATATCGGCCAGGTTGTCATTCGCGCCGGCGACAAAGAGATATTTCTCAACCCTTCATTTCTGGCTATGTCCCGAATCGGAACGCCTGAACAAATCGTTGATGTTTTCGTGAAAGTTCATGCGGGCCATTACCCAAAGCACAGAATTGCTGACCCCCAGATACTAAAAGCGGCTAATGCCCGCTGCTTTGCTGAAATGGCGGCAGCTGCAGCCAACGTAGTCAAGCGCTGTTCTGAAGGTGACGTTGCTGAAGTTATCGGTTCCTACTCGGTAACTAGTGCGGGACGACTTCTGTTCAAGCCGGGAGCCATCCCGATCGAGGATGTTATCCAGATTGCCCGCCATCTGATTCTTCATGGTGTAATGGGCGACCAGCCACCGGAAGAATTCGAAGGAAAGAAAGGTGAATACAGCGACAAATTCGATGTTCGGTCATTCGTCTACACCGCTGTTGCTCACCTCGGTATGAGTGAGTCAGACGCCTGGAATATGACAATGACCAGCTTCCGCGCCGCCATGAACGCCAAGTTCCCGCAGAAAGAGAAAGCCAAAGTACCCACTCAGGAGAAGTACGACGAAGTCATGGACTGGGCAGAACAAATGCTGGCGATGGATGCGCAGAGGCATGGGCCGCACTAAAAAATCTCTCGTCTTAAGAAATTCGACAAGTGACTTTTAAGACAATGCCTCGCATCCGCGGGGCTTTTTTGTATCCGCAGTAAATGCGCATTCCCCGCGCTAATCAAACCAGGAGCCCTTTTCGGGATATGAGACAGAGATAGGACGGTGGCTTCCGTCGTGCCGCTCTTGGGCTGTCCATATCTGGGGAACTGGCTCATATCACCAAAAAGGAAAGAATGATGTCTAACATTATCCCAATTAATTTCGAAGGCCACTCGATGCGCTTCTATGATGATGGCTGGATTGATGCAACAACAGCAGCGGAAAAATTCGATAAAGTGCCAAATGAATTCCTCCGTCTGCCGGAAACTGAATCATATATTCAAGGACTTGAGCGTAGATACGGGAAAATCCCGTATGTAAAAACCAGTCGGGCGCGTAAAGATCGTGGCGGCGGAACATGGCTGCATCCAAAACTGGCTGTTCGCTTTGCACGCTGGCTTTCTGTAGATTTTGAAATCTGGTGTGACGAACAAATAGACGCCATTATTCGCGGCCATACAGCACCTGTTGATGATGAGCGCATTAAGGCAATCTTTCTGCTTAGCGATCCGTCTTCGTGGGAAAAGCGTTTTAATGACCCGCTGTATGATGCGCTATTCAGAATGACCGGGCTTCCCCGCCATAGAAATGATCGAAAACCAATGTTATTCAGCCTTATTAGCGCTAAGTGGATTTACGGGCCGGTCCTGCCTGCTGAAGTCTACGCGGATGTAAAAGCACGACTGGCGGTCGGTGAGAAAATCCACCAACACCTAAAACCAGACGCACTTAAACTGGTTGAGAATCAGATTATTGCTGTGACCAGCATTGCTAACGGTTGTTCCGACTATCGAGACTTCGAATCCCGTTGCATGGCAGCATTCCCCGTCAAAGGGCAGATGAAGCTTCTTTATGCGGCAGCGTGATGAATGGTGCGTACAGCCCACTCAGGTGGGCTTTTTGTCGTCGCTCTCGCTGAATACGATTGTTTTGGCGTCTTCAAGGATTTCAGTCAATTCGTGGTGGGTGATGTTATCAAGCGATATCTTCTTCCCGTCCTTTTCGATGGTCGCTTTCTTGCCTCTGTTTCGGTTTAGATAGGCGATAAAGCAGGCGCTAAAAGCCGCCCAGAATGGTCCTGAGTTGATAAGTTCAATCACTATCTCCTTCATCGAATCCTGAGCTGAGTTAACAGCCAGTTTTGGTCCGTTATTTTTTCTTCCGCTAAGGAGTGCTGTATGGCGTATTCATCAAGAATTGTACAAAAAGCATCTGACATATCAGACGGCAAGGACAGCCTTAAGCCGGGGGTGCGCATAACATTCTCCTTTGATAGTTGGTCTGAACGACTTTGTTGTTTGCGCTTCTTTCTTCGCTCCGCCATTGCAGCTTTGCTGAACAAAGAGCTGGAACAAATCTTCTATGATGAAGATTTTGGAAAGATCACCAAAAACATGACCAAAGTACCGCAAAAAAGAGAACGCCAGGAAGCCTGATATTTGATCAGGCTAGCCGGTCAGGTGGGCTTGCTGCTCTTCTTTGGGATCATTTCATACTTTTCTATAAGGTTTTCAACGACACTTTTTGCAGTATCTTCAGCAGCAAGCGACACAATCTTGTTAAGTTGACTCATCGACATAGTGACAACCTCATCACTTGATGATGGGGAGAGTGGCTTATCCCAAGCAACAATCTGCGCCTTAAGGGCATCCTCCAGTATCTGAACTATCTCAGAGTTCATTGACCTGCCATTAGCTTTGGCGCGTTCGGCTATGGCATCGCGCATCCCGTCCGGGAAGCGGAGGTTGAACTTATCTTGCATCTGGCTTGGGTACTTACTCATAACATCACCTGAGAATATTTTGAAAATTATTATGGGGCCAACTTGACATATCGCGCAATGGTGTTAACTTAATATCAGGTGTTAACTTGGCCCCAAAAGGAGATAAAGCAATGCAAGATACGCTTTTTACTGAGCGCAAAAACATCAAACTCAATCTTCGACTACCTTCTCGACTCGATCAGGAGCTTCGCAGACTGGCGGAAATGGACTGCATTTCGCTGAACTCTGCAATAGTTCGTTTGCTGGCAAAGGGTGTAAGGGAAGAGGTGGCGAATGGTCGTTAAAAATGTTGAAGCCCCAACTGCTCGAACAGCTAGGGCTTCAGTGTCAAATGATTCCAGCGAAGGAAATATCGACATGAATATTGTAGCAAAATCAGATTACAACTTCCAAGGATTCGCTTTTAATCCTGTGACAGAAGGCGGTTCTATTTGGTTTACCTCCACTGAACTAGCTAAGGCCCTCGGCTACAAAAAAACCGATGCCATCAGCCAGATTTATGCTCGTAACGCCGATGAATTTTCCGACTCTATGTCGTTGACCCTCAATATGAAGGTCAACGGGATAAACAATAGCTTACGTAACAAATCGGTCAGAGTTTACTCACTCCGAGGCGCTCACTTGGTGGCGATGTTTGCTTCTACGCCCAAGGCCAAAGAGTTCCGCCGTTGGGTGCTGGATATTTTGGATCGGCAGGCAGAATGCTCACCGATTGCAAAACAGTTTACTGACGAAGAGCTGGTCAATCTCTGCTACTTACAATTGTGGATGGAGAAGAGTCAACAAATGTGCAAACACATCTATCCAGGAATGAAGCAAATTGGTTCTGAGCTTTCAGGAAGGATTTACGATATTGCATATGAGACTCGCTACATGTCAGAAGAAACCAAGAAATCACTTCTTCGTGAAATGAAGAATCTTGATACCAACAATTTTGTCGTAAAGAACGCTCAGCCAATGCTGGCAAAACTGCGCGGCGAGGAATGGATTCATTGATTAGTGCACAGGACAGCGCAAAAAGAAAAACCGCCAGTGGCTGCTGGCGGCTTACATTAACTACTGATTGGAGTCTTACATGCAACAATCTTCATCAACTGCTGTAAATGTAGCACCGTTAAATGCGGTTGTCGATCCCCTCGATTGCCCTGTAATCGTGTGGGAAGGAGTGAGGGTCGTCACGACTGATACTCTTGCCAAAGGATACGGAACGGATGAGTCCAATATCCGTAAAAATCACTCTCGTAACAATTCCCGATTTATTGAGGGGATCCATATTTTCACTGTTAAAGGAGGAGAGCTGAAGAGTTTGCGAGTGACTAATAGTCACGCACAAATTTCAAACAAAGCGCGCTCTGTGACGCTCTGGACAGAAAAAGGCGCGGCTCGCATGTCAAAAATTGTCGATACTGACGAGGCGTGGTCTTTCTTTGAGCGCCTGGAGGATTCGTACTTCCGTCCAGCCACGGCTGTCGGCATCCCACTTACCTACGAAGCGGCTTTAGAAGACCTGCTGGCAAAGGTGAAGGAAAACCGGGTTATCACCGAACAGCGTGACCGGGCAGTGAAAGAGAAGCTTTGGATCTCTGAGAAGCGGGAAGCTACTGCTATGGCGACCGCCTCTGCGGAGAAACGTAAGGCGAATGCTTTGGCTGAGAAATTGGGTGAATGCAAAAAACACGCGACTATTAAAGCAGTGCAGCGAGTAACTGGTAAGTCATTCAGCCACTGGCCGTTGAAGAAATGGTGTGCCGCTAATGGCATGGAGCCTAAAGACGTACCGGATGCGACCTACGGTAGTGTAAAATCATGGCCCGCAGAGGCATGGAAGGCAGTTAACCAAATCGACATAAAGGGGATGTTCTGATGCAGGCTTTACAGCGAGTAAGCGCCCCGGTGTACGTGGTTTCTAATCATGGCAAGACGTTCCGCTGTTTTAGTCGAAACACAGCAATTAAGCGGCTTGCTCATTTTATGACCCAGCGGATGTTCTGTCGCGCAGGTATTGAGACACGACCGGTTACGAAGGTGGATCGTGATGACGTAGCTATCCACTACATCAACAAGCCAATCCAGCGTTACTGGGATGCACAGGCGAGATGTGAAAGGCGGCTGAGAAAGATCCTTTCCAGAAAGTAGCACCACCCTTTAGCAAAGCTATAACCCAAACCCGCTTAACTGCGGGTTTTGTCGTCGCCATGGATAGATGATCAGTTTATATAGCGATGTCCCGCGTGATAAATTTACGGAAATACATTTCGTGGTGAATCAAAGTGGAAGATGAAAAAAAGCGCCAAATGCAGCTTCAACTGACACTTCAGCGACGACTGGAGAAAGTCACTCCAGAGCTATTCTCTGAATATCTTTTCGAACGCGGCGTCAAAACAGTCATATGTCCAATTTGTGGTAGTGATGATATTTCTATCCCTAACGCCAGTTCGATGACTGTAGGGCCTGAAGGGTGTGAAAGCAACACTTATGCCATTCCAGTCAAACTAGACACAGAAGGGCCACCATACTCATTGGTGAAATATGAGTATCGATTGATATGCAAAAACTGTGCGTATTCGATGCATTTTGCAACGTGGCCGGTATTGAAGTGGGTGGAGCAGAAGCTTTCAGATTCAGGGAAAGGGACTAATGAATAGCAAGATGGATGACAATATTCACGTTGTAGACTTCCCAAAACATGGTGGTGGCGGTAGCGGTGGTGACGGAGGCGATATGTACACACGCGAGAGACTTGCAAGACTTGAAGCCACAGACGAACTGCGAGAGCGAAACATCCGAGGTATTGAATCTGAGCTGAAAAGCATCAACCAAAACCTATCATCAATGGAAAAGCGGTTCATTGATAAGATTGATGACAACCAAAAATGGCTGGTTGGCCTTTTGGTATCGGCAATACTTGTTCCCTTGTTCATTGCCCTAGTAACCAAGTGACATGTAACTAGTTTTGTCGTCGCCCGATCCCTGCTACCATTTTGGCACATTTACCAAAGGGGATAGGGATATGAAGCATATTTTTTTATTGTTACTAGCGTTTACCTTTAATGCTGGCGCAGCGTCTACATATACGAAAGAACAGTTGAATGATATGGCTGCTGCGGGGAAATATCCAGAGCAGGAATCGCCAGTAACCAAAAGTATTGAGGCTGTTTCTTTCTCTGAATGTAAGAGTAGCACTCTCAATGTATTGAATCAGGTTTCCGGTAATTATCCGGCGAAAGAAGTTGTAAACACCGGAGTGTTGTATGTTGTGAAGATTTGGACAAATGATGGTGTAATCATGGTTTCATGTTCAGAGCCTGACAATAAGAAAGTCGTAACGCAATCATCTTATAAATAATGGGGTTATGGTCATGAAAAAATTATTGTCAGCAACTGGATTGGCTTTTATCTTGGCTGGATGTGCGCAAGAACGCCCCTTAACGTCATATGACGACGCAGGGCTTTGCATCTTGAAAGGACAAGCTATGGGCTATGGAAACACTGATATCATCCCTAGAATTCAGGCTGAATTTTCTCGCCGTGGCGACCTGAGTATAAGCAAGGATGACTGTGATACTTATATTCAGACAGGGAGGCAAAGTGCGCAAGTTGATATGCAAACTACGCGAGACATCATAGATCGCTCTCAGCGCTCACAGGCTATAAACGCCATACAAGGCTACTAACTAAAACAACCTTTGGAAACCTCGCTCCGGCGGGGTTTTTTATTGCCCAAAGCCGAAAGGCAGGAGACAGTTATGACTTTAGAACAACGTGTTGAAGCTCTTGAAAAGGCCATTGGAAATATTGTTACGCAACAGTGTACTGCTGATGGGATAAGCGAGATGGTGAGCAATTCTGCATCTGAAGCAACTAAAAATGTTTGTCGCCTTGAATGCCAGCCCAAGAAGCATCCGGTAGGCTGGCATATCAGTGTAGTTGGCGAAGCCTTAGTTAAAGGAACTGATTAAATTCATTAGCTGAGTCATTCAGTTCGTATTCTTTTAAATTATTGATAATTGCTTCTCGGCGCTCAGGAGGAAGTTGAGCCATCAGGAAACCAACAACACATTTAAGTTGCCCAACCTCTTTATTGAGTTCATCGATAGTTTTGGCATTACATTCCATCTGCAATCTGAAATTCTTCTTCATATTTTTAATTCCTTAACCAGAGGTAATCAGCCATCCCTCCTTAATCTGAGTGCGCCAGTGTCCCACCACTGACGGGCTGAACCACACACTTTAACCAGGGTTAATGTCCCGTAACACCCTGACAAATGATCAGTAGCCGCCATCGAGCGGCTTTTTATTGCCCGGAGAAATTGGTATGACCCAGAACGTCGGTGATATTAAATATGTGATAAAGGCTGATACTGCTCAACTGCTGCGTGCCGACAAGCAGGTTACATCTGTAACCAATAACATGGATACGGGGTTTAAGAAGGCTGATAATTCTGCGTCAAAGCTGTCTACGACAATAAGCAAACTGTCTGCCGCCATTTCTGTTGCGCTGATTGTTGAGTGGGGGAAGAAATTTCTTGAACTTGCGGACAACATGACACAACTCCAGGCAAGGATAGCCAGGCTTTCAACTGATGCCTCCACAGCAAAAGAAACGTTTCAATCGTTGACGCAAATATCGTCAAAAACAGGCGCCAGTCTGTCGGATACAACCAAGCTGTGGGAAACATTGACATCGTCTCTTAAGGAAGCCGGCGCATCAAATGCTCAGGTCTTAAATCTGACCGATACGCTGCAAAAAATTGGGCGCATAGGAGGAAACTCGACAGAAGAAATGTCGAATGCTCTTCGCCAGTTTGGGCAGTCAATTGCGTCAGGCACCGTCAGAGCAGAAGAATTTAACTCAATCCTCGAACAGATGCCTGAGTTAGCAAGACAGATTGCTGCTGGTATGGGTATTAGCATGGGCGAGTTGCGTCAGCGAATGCTTGATGGAAAACTGACAGCGCAAGATGCTCTGAATGCTATACAGGACAGAACGGCAGTTGTTAACGAGGAATTTAATAAGCTTCCTCGTTCATTATCACAAGCTACTGGCTCTCTTGAGACATCATTTGCAAAACTTGTCTCCTCAATAAATGACGCAACTGGAGCATCAAGCGCAGCGGTTACTGTTATTGATGGGTTGGCGAAATACATCGAGTTACTCGGAGATTCGTCAACATCAACTGCGGATAAACTATGGTCTCTCGCTGGTGCTATTTCAAAACTTAACCCTGGATATCTTGGAAAACTTTTAGCTGACGGACTTATAGGAGATGAACCTCCAAAACAAGTCGATGTATTAAGCGAGAAAATTGCCAATCTTACCGGGGATTTAAAAGAGCTTTCTGTGCAGGCTGAAAAAACAGCGCATGTGGAGATACCTCAGACCGATAACAATAAGGGAGGTAAGGGAGGGGGCGGGAAGTCCACCAGGCAACAGGCCGACGAAGCAACAGAGTCTCTCGCCAGACAGCAAGCCGCACTCGACCGCCTGAACACCGGGTATGCAGAAGGATCACTAGAACTAGCTCAATATGACGCTGTTGTAGCGCTAGGAAACAAAGCGACAACTGAGCAGATAGCTAAGGCAAAACAGCAGGCTAAAGCTATATGGCAAGTTACTACTGCCATCAAGAATCGCGCTCAGGCTGAACAGGCTAAGCGTTTCACGGATCAGGAAATTGCCACTAACAAAACAACGCCTGACGCTGTAACAGGCGCGGTGCAAGACCCTGTAGCACAGATAAATCTTCAGGAGCAGCAGAAACTGGCGGCGTTAGCTCAATATCAGCAAATGGGCGTCTTAAGCGTTCAGCAATATGAAGATGCAAAAACAGCTATCCAGGAGCAGGCCTCTAATGCCAGGAAGAAAATTGCACAGGAAGAAGCCGACAGCCAGATAGCATCTACCATTTCTATACTGAACGCAGCATCATCTGGCTTCGATAGCCTGGCCGGAATAATCAGCAATACTGCTGGAAAGGCTAATAGCGCTTATGTCGCGATGTTTGCTGCTGCTAAATCATTTGCGATTGCTGCTGCAACACTGGATTTTAATGGTGCTTTGCTCAAGGCGTTGAACGCTCCTGATTCATTAACTACCGCACAGCGCTTTGCCAACTATGCTGCTGTTGCTTCTGCTGGGGCGTCTGTTCTTTCAAACATTGCAAGCGTCAGCATGAGTGGCGGTCGTCGCTACGGCGGCACGGTATCTGCTGGCAACGCCTATCGAATCAACGAAGACGGTCGTTCTGAAATCTTCCAGACTGCTGGCGGTCAGCAGATGTTCATTCCGAACCAGTCAGGGAAGGTGATATCTGCTGATAAGGCGGGTGGGGGCGGAGTTCAAAACGTTTACTTCACCATTAACACTACAGGTGGAATAAGTGATGCTGAGTGGGCGCAAATCGAGGCTAAAGCAATTAACATCAGTAAGAAAATGGCGCTTTTCCAAATTAGTGACCAGGCCAATCGGCCAAATGGTATGATACAGCCGCGTAGGAAATAAAATTAACCCTGGAGGCGTAACGTGGAGATTGAAGTAACGAATATCACGGCAGCAGACAACGAGGTAGCAACAGGAATTAACGCGACTGTTACCTTTATTGATTACGAGAATAATAGCGGTGAAATTGTTGTTTACGTAAAGTTGCCTTTAGAAAAGCAACTATCAATTTCTGATGTTGAGGAAAAGGCTCAGGAATTGGCGAAGAATAAATTGAAAGAGCTTGTGGCTGGCTTTTAAACAGTCGTCCAGCATAGTGAACCCGCTCCGGCGGGTTTTTTATTGGGAGTAATCCATGCCAGAAACATTCACATGGACACCGCAGAAAGCCTACTCCGTTGAGCGAACGCCGAACGTAGCCGTCGTTAAACTAGGTGACGGTTACGAACAGCGACAGGTGAAGGGTATCAACCCGTTAATGGATAAATACTCGCTCACCTTTCGCGGCGTCAGCGGAGCGTGCCGTAGCAACCCCGCGAAGGATGCTGAGGCGTTCCTGAAAGCGCGAATGGCAGTAGAGGCGTTCTACTGGACGCCATCCGATACGGGAGTTCAGGCGCTGTTTGTCTGCCGTTCCTGGAATATGACAAAGACCGGGCCGTTATACGAACTCACGGCCACGTTTGAACAAGTACCACGATAAGGAGAGTATTATGACTTTAGAACAGCGAGTTGAAGCGCTGGAAAAAACGGTAAAGGTGTTAGCAGGGAGGGATTTTGCTGTCGATGAGGGGCGGGTGTTCATCAATGAGGCATTTATCCAAGAGGGGGCGACTAAAGCGGCCCGGAAACAGGCCGCCATTTGCTTTTATATGTTAAGTTTGGGAATTAAGCCTGATGTAACTCCTTCAGGTTACTAACCCATTGCTGCACAGAAGGGGATTTAATGTCAGATAACTCCTTGATGATTTGCTGACGTCCTTCACTGTCTAACTTCAGAGCTACGCTTAGAAGGATCATTTTAATATCATTCATTTCGTCAGCTACTTCCTTCAGGTTTTGATTCTTTGTATTAAATTGAATTTTGGCACTTATTTCTTTCATATTTTCCCTTAATCAGAGGTAATCAGCCATCCCTCGTTACCTGAGTGCGCCAGTGTCCCACCACTGACGGGCTGAACCACACACTTTAACCAGGGTTAATGTCCCGTAACACCCTGACAAATGATCAGTAGCCGCCATCGAGCGGCTTTTTTATTGGAGTCTTTCGTGCGCGACATACCTGCAAATTTAATTATCGAAAGCGTCGATGCCGGAGTCGGCGCTATCATTGACCTTTTCGAAGCAGACCTGCAACCATATGGCGGTGACCTTATCCGCTTCCATTCCGGTACAAATGGCTATTACGGTAATGTTATCTGGAAGGGCAACCAGTACCAGGCTTACCCGATAGCAGTGGAAGGATTCGAGTCAAAGAACGAAGGGACCTATGCCAGGCCAACAATGGTTGTGGCGAACGTGACCGGCCTGATTACCGGGATTAACCACGATTTTGATGACATGCTTGGCGTGGTAATCACCAGGCGTCAGGTGCCGGTAAAATATCTTGATGCGGTTAACTTTCCGAACGGTAATCCTGATGCAGACCCGACACAGGAGGCCGTTTCCCGCTACGTTGTCGAGGAGATGACGGAAGAGACGTTCGAACAGGTGACCTACACGCTGGCGACACCGATTGACTGCGATAACGCCATTATCCCGGCTCGCACTATTCTGGCCGACGTGTGCCAGTGGCAGTATCGCGGCGTCGGGTGTGGATATGACGGACCTCCCGTTGCTGATGAGCGCGACAATCCAACCACGGACCCGGCGAAAGATAAGTGTTCTCACCGCCGTAGCGGCTGCCGTTTCCGTTATCCGCGACCGGAACCAATGCCAATCAGCAGTTTCCCCGGCTCTCAGAAGGTTTCCTGATGAAAGAGTTACTCGAATATGCGGCGTCGTCGCAGGATGAAGTGTGCGGCTTAATCATTGATGACGAACGGCTGTTCCGCTGTCGGAACATACATCCCGATCCGGGTATGCATTTCCGTATCAGTGATGATGACTGGCTGGTGGCCGAGGATGCGGGAGATGTAGTGGCCGTATTCCACTCACACCCACAAAACGTACCGTTCCTGTCTGGCGCTGATCGCCAGATGCAGGTTACCAGTGGCCTTCCGTGGTGGCTGGCGTGCGATGGCCGGATACTGAAATTCAGGCCAGTGCCATTCCTGCTGGGGCGTAAGTTCGAGCATGGTGTCATGGACTGCTACACCCTGTTCAGAGATGCATATCATCTTTGTGGAATCGACCTTCCTGACTTCGAACGCACTAATGGGTGGTGGTTACGTGGTGAAAATCTTTATCTGAACAACATGCCTCTCAACGGCTTCCGCCAGGTATCGACGGGCGAAGCGCAACCAGGTGACGTCATCATCAGGCAGCCATTCCCCGGCGCTGACCCTTGCCACGCAATGATTCTCCTCGAAGGAAACATGGTGCTTCACCACGACCACGCCGGCCATCTGAGCCGGAGAGAGCCAATGCGCCCGGCATACGTTAAGCAGATGCATTCAATCTGGAGACACGAACAGTGCTCATCTTTAAATTTGCAGGCAATTTACGCCGATTTTACCGCCAGATATCCCTGAATGTTGATACGCCAGCGCAGGGGTTGCGCCTTCTGCTGGCGCAGGATTTTGAATTCAAAAAAGCCTTTCTCAATACAAAGCTGCGGGTGCGGGTGGCGGGCGAGGATGTTGAGGCATCGGCTATGCAATGGCATCTGGATCGCCACCTGAAAGATGGTTCTGTAGTCCTGTTTGTGCCGGTAGTCGAAGGCGCCATCACTGCCGCTGCTGCGGCATGGATTGCGGTTGCTGTCAGCGTGGCTTCAATTGCGTACTCGGTATACATGTCCCGCAACATGAAAACTAAAACGTCAGCGGAAGCGGCTGAGACAAACACGCTAACGAATAACTCATTTACCAGTGCGGAAAACCGTGTCGGGCAAGGACGCCCTGTGCCAATCCTCATCGGGGAAATGGAAGTCGGCTCGAACGTCATTTCTCTCGGTATTGACACAGCGAATAATGTCGATTGGGATGCTTCGATAGGGTGATAGGTGGTAAAATAAACAAGCCGGAAATGATGGTGGAACATCATCCCGGCTCTAACCAAATAACCTGAATCGGAGGTCATCATGGCTGAGCCCAGTCTACATGATTTATTTGCCTATGACGAAACGTCACCCACCTGCCTGATTTGGAAGATATCTCCTTCACGGCGCACAAAATGTGGTCACCAAGCCGGCACAATTAACAAGGTGTCCGGTAAATATCCGCGAAACTATTACCGAGCAAGAGTGAATGGCGGGTATCAAAGCGTGCATCGCATAGTTTGGTTTCTGCATCACGGGGAAGTCCCCGAAGGGCTGGCAATCGATCATGTTGATGGAAATACATTAAACAACAAGATCACGAATCTCCGATTGGTAACGCCATCCAAAAATGCCCGAAATTGCCGAAGGCAAAAGAATAATATTTCTGGTCAGACTGGAGTAAGGTTGGCTATGGATAAAGGGAGATTTCCCTTCTATGAGGCCTATGTTCACATTGATGGCAAGCAGGTCCGTCGCCAATTTTATCCAAAAGGCGGAACACTTGAAGAGGCTAAGTCCAGAGCGGTTGACTGGCGAAAAGAGCAGATAAATCGACTTAACGAACATGGTGCCGGATACACCGAGCGCCACGGCAAATAAAAAATGAGCCATCTTAGGATGGCTTTTTTTATGGAGTAAATTCATGTCTTCAGGCGGCGGTAAAGCATCAACCCCGAAACTCCTCGACGATAACCTCAAATCAAAACAATTTTACAGGGTGCTCGATCTTATTTCGGAAGGTCCAATATACGGGCCGGTAGACCAGGAACACCTTTCTTCATTCAAACTGAACAAAACGTCTGTAACCGATGCAAGCGGAAACGTCAGTGTGAATGGCATCAGTGTGGCATGGCGGCCTGGCTCAGAGAGTCAGTTACCGATTAACGGTTTCTCTGCAATTGAAGCAACAACCATCGTTAATACGGAAGTCACTTATGATACCCCCCTGGTACGCACTATTACGGATCAGGATGTAACCCGCGTTCGTTTCAACGTTGGCGTAACAGGTCTGGTAGAGCAGGATTCCAAAGGAAACCAGAAGAACACTTCAGTCACTATGGTTCTTGAGACCAGATCTGGAGCGAGCGGGTTTGCAATAGTAAAGACCGTCACCATTACAGGCAAAATCTCAGGTGAATATCTTGAAGCACACCTGATTGACGCGCCGGAAACTAAACCGTTCGATATCCGTGTGCGTCGAATTACTCCGGACAGCACCAGTGATTTGCTGTCAAACGGCACCATCTGGAACAGCTACAGCGAGATCACCGACGATAACCTGAACTATCCGTTCTCAGCTATTGCTGGTGCGGTTATTGACCGTGACCAGTACACCGACACCCCTAGTCGCACATACCATCTTCGCGGCCTGATTGTGGACGTTCCTGACAACTATGATCCGATTGCCAGAACTTACTCGGGGTTGTGGACTGGCGGATTCAAAAAAGCGTGGACTAACAACCCGGCGTGGCTGTTCCGTGAACTGGCGAAGAATACGCGTTTTGGCCTGGCGAAACGTGCCGGTTATATCGATGTAGATGACGGTGCGCTGTACGTCCTCTCACAGTATTGCGATCAGCTTGTTAATGATGGCTACGGCGGGCAGGAACCAAGGATGACGCTGAATGCCTATATTACCGAGCAGGTGAGTGCGCGTGACATTCTCGACAAGATAGCGAGCATGTTTCGCGGTATAGCACTGTGGGACGGGATGCGACTGTCTGTCATGCTGGATGCGCCACAGGACCCGATTGCGACAATCACGAATGCTAACGTGGTTGATGGCGAGTTCAAGCGTAGCTCCGTGAAGCGATCAGAGAAATACAATGCCGTTGTTGTGTCATGGACTGATCCGGATAACGGTTGGGAGCAGGTAAAAGAATACGTTTCCGACGATGAGATGATCGCTCGCGGAAACTACAACGAAACAACAATTGAAGCATTCGGTTGCACGTCTCGCGGTCAGGCATGGCGCGCTGGAAAATGGCTTCTTGAAACGGCGAAACGGGAAAGTAGCAGACTGTCTTTCCAGATGGCGCGCGATGCTATCCACTTCACGCCGGGTGATATCGTTGAAATCATGGATAACAACTATGCTGGTGCGCGTCTTGGTGGCCGCATTATGTCGCATGCAGGTAACAGAATTACCGTGGATGCGGTTGATTCATCCCTGATATCAGACGGCGACACCATGTCAATCATGGGTAGCAACGGGAAGTTCGTTAAATACGAGATTGGCAGCATTTCCGGCAACGTGGTGACGCTGAAAACGACTCCAGCATGGGTTCGTGACGGGACTGTATTCGCTATCTCTACCAGTAACGTTTCTACCAGACTATTCCGCATCCTTAGCATTGCAGAGACCGATAACAACTCGGTCTACAGCATCACTGCATCACAACATGACCCGAACAAACAGGACATTGTTGATGAAGGTGCCGTGTTTGAAGTTCCCAACGATACACTGAACGGGTATCGAGTGCCGAACGTAGAGAACCTGCGCATCATCAACACCAATACCGAGACTGTTCAGGTTACTGCTACATGGGAGACAGCAACTACCACTAAAAAGCTGGTGTTTGAGTTATACGTATATACCGACGACGGCAAAGTGGTCGCTCAGTACGAAACAGATCAGTTCCGCTACGAGTTCTTTGGTCTGAACGCCGGTGGATACACGCTTGGCGTTCGCGGCCGCAATGAAAACGGAATGAAAGGCGCTGAGACGCAAATTAGCATGGTCATCGGTGCGCCACCTGCACCATCCAGTGTTATCTGGACGCCTGGCTTGTTCTCTGCTGACCTGGTCCCCGTCATGCCCATTACGGCAACGACAGACACATCGTTTGAGTTCTGGTACTCCGGGCAGAACCAGATTGTCAATCCTAACGATATTGAAGGCCAGACTCAGTTCCTTGGGCGCTCTAACCAGTGGACGCTTCATGGTCTACAGGCTGATAAGACGTATTACGTTTATGTCCGTACCAAAAATGCTTTCGGGGTATCGGAGTTCGTTGAGGCATCAGGTCAGGCGTCATCAGACATTCCTGGAATGATAGAGCTCATTGATGAGCAGATCCGCGAATCAGATGCGTTTAAAAATGTTCAGCAGGGTGTCAACACCAATCTGGACGGTATCATGTCGAACGCGCTGGCGAACCACGGAACCGTTGAGCACCAGTATCAGCAATATGGGGAGGTTCGCGCCGACATCCTTGTTGTGAAAACAACAGTCGCTACTGCCGAGCAGGGGCTCGCCGATCTTTCCACTTACGTACAGGCACAAATAGGCCCTGAAGGAGAGTTAACCTCAGCCGTAAATCAGAAAATGACCGCTGAGGTCAACAGTGATGGCACAGCTAAAGCATCTTACACACTCAATATGGGGATTGTCAGGAACGGTGTGAAATACAATACCGGTTTCGGCATGTCCATTGAGCCTGACGGTAGCTCATACAAATCAACAGTGGTTTTTGCCGCAGATCAGTTCGGCATTTATTCCGGAAGTGATCCTGGAAACTATACCGCTGCGTTTTTCGTCTATAACGGACAGGTATTTATCCGAGATGCGTTAATTCAGGATGGCAGCATTAGCAATGCCAAAATTGGTAATTACATCCAGTCGAATAACTTCGTTGCGGGTTCAACTGGATGGCGCATTGATAAAAATGGAAATGCTGAATTGCATGGCAAATTTTACGCTGACAGTGGCCAGTTTGCCTTTAACGGTGAAAACAACACGGTTGTTATAAATGGCAATGGCGTCACGGTAAATCTACCGGGTGGCGGGCGCGTTGTCGTTGGGCGATGGTAG